AGGGTTGTCTGCTAAATTCTTTCCTTCGTGGTGCATTATATCAAAGACCCTAGCCTTTAATTTAGCATCAGGATATTTGTTTTTAAATAAGTGTGCTATAGTATCTGCTCTATGAAGAGGCTCATCTTTATCATATAGTATTAGTTCTGCATCAAAGATACAATCTCCAAATCTTTTTTGCTTTAATTTATCTACAATGTCTTTACATTTAGAAGTAATATCTTTTTCATTGTAAGAATAAATTTTTACTTTGTCTTTTATTTTATGAAGTTGAATCCTGATACCATCGTACTTTTCTTGAACTAGCCATTCTCCACTAAAGCCCTTAAGTTCTTCAATGTCTTTAACTTCAAATATTCTATACATTGGTTTGTTTGGTATGATAAAATCAGTATCCGCTTTTTCTTCTTTAGAGTCCTCAGACTTTTCTAATCTAATTGCAATTAACTTTTCCCAATCCTCTTCTGTGTTATCTCTTAGATATACCTTTTTCAATAACTCAAGAGCAGGTTTAAATTTGGGCTTTATTTTAGATGTGTCTTTGTTATCACCATAATGCTCAATAATATAAATAGGAATATCATCTAATCTAAGGTCTAACCCTTCCGCGCCTTCTGCTATATCTGCTATATTAATTCCTTCTTGTTCCCATGAGGCTGATGATATTCCGTGTGAATGTGTTCTCAAAGCATAGTGTATAAACATAGCATATATTGCTGGTTTGGATACAAATGTCTCTATAACTCTGTCTCCTAACTGTTTAGCAAACGGGTCATTTACTTCATCGGAATTATATCTTAATCTTTTTATTTGAGCATATAAATCTCTAGCATGATTTGATTCAGGGTCTAGTGTGTTTTTATTAAACACTACTTCTTCGTCTAAATATTTTTTCATTTCGTTAGTAAAACTACTAAGTCCATCGAAATCATCTCTTATCTTTTCGACAGACTTCCTCCATTGTTCCCCATATTCTTTAGGGTCTTCTCTCGCAGTAAGATATTTTACTCTCACATCTTCATAAAAATCGAGAACACGCTTCGCCAAGTTCTTATTTTTTTTGCGAAAGAAGACCCCAGATTGCGCCATGTTTATCCTTCAAACTCAGTTATGTTTGTTTGTTCTTCATCCCTACCTTTTACATCTGGTACGGATTCAGCCTTTGGCTTTTTGACATCAACAGTTTCACCTGTTTCGTTCTCTATATCAGCGATTTGAGTAGAAACAATTTCCTTTCCTAACTCTAATGCTTTAACCATCAGTTCTTCCATCTTTTCTTCTTTTGTTACTTTTTGTGGTAATCCATCATCCATCAATAACCACCTTCCAATTTTGCTACCATTTCATTGATATCTTTCCAATCCATCTTGGCAATATCATCAACGCTAGTAGTTCCACTACCCATTGTGGGTGTTGGTGTATTTGTGACAACTAAACCTGACTTCATCAGTATGTTGTCATCATTGTAAACAGTTTTTTCTAACTTGCTTACCTTATCAACTAACTCCTTCAACAGAAGAAGCATTTCATTGTCTGCACTTTCGTCACTCATCTTTCTCATCTCCTAAATCTCCTTTGCTCTTTGGATAAATCATCCCTCGCATTTGGCGATATAGAATCTCATAATCTTTTCTAAGTTCAGATGCAGCCGCTACAAGAGAT